TGTGGTGCCTTGCCGCCGGGCCGGTGATTGTGGGGCTGGACTGGATGCGGTATGCCGTCCGGGGCGGAGAGAGGCCGCGATACGATTTACGAGGGAGTTAATACTGTAAGGAATATAAAAATTCCGCCCCGAAGTGGGGCGGAATAGGTTAGTTATGATCGGAACTTTCGGGAAGCTCCTTGCCGCACAAAAACCAGTCTCTACAGGTAAGTCCCTCGCTCTGTGGATTATTCTGGCGAGAAAGCAGAGCGTCATAAGTTTGAGGTGGAGGGACTAGAACAGGCTGCCCGGGTTGCCAGTTTGCTGGCGTAACTACATGGTATTGGTCACTGGTTTGCAAAGCTGTGACCAGACGAAGAATTTCGGGAATACTCCTGCCATTTGTAAGGGGATAGATCAAAATAGCGCGGATTTTCTGATCGGGGTCGATAATAAACACATTACGTACGGTTTCTTGCTTGCTGGCGTCTGGGGCAATCATCCCATACATTCGAGCAATATCCCCCATGCGGTCGGCCACTACTGGGAAAGGAACCTGAACGCCAGTGGTCAGGTATATCGCGTACACCCAGGCAAGATGAGATGGATTGCTGTCGATGCTCAATCCTAAAAGCTGAGTGTTCTTATCTGCAAACTGCTGTTGTGCTTCTGAAAAAGCAATGAATTCAGTGGTACAAACTGGCGTAAAGTCGCCGGGATGCGAGAAAAAAACTACCCATTTACCCTTGAAGTCAGACATTTTTATAGGGCCAAATGTTGTGACTGCGGTAAAGTCAGGCGCTTGCATGCCTATGGAAAGATGATCCATTAATGCACCTCCTCTATACAATTTATGCTGGAAAAGAGTGGATGCTACTTGGTGGTGAGCTGATGACAGGACGAGAAGCCGTTGGCGCGATTATCTTGCTGGACTGGATGCGGTATGCCGTCAGAGGCGGCGAGAGGCCGCGATACTTTTTGAAATAGGAGAGGATAACGGAATGGAACACAATGCGTTGTTAAATATAAAAGCGGCGATTGCCGCAATTCTTGCGGCGCTGACGGCCTTTTGGGGTTGGTTCGGGTGGCTGGTGGTGGTCTGGGTGGGCATGATGCTGCTGGACTGGCTGATCGGCAGCGCGGCAGCCTTTAAGAAAGGGAAGTGGAGCAGCGCGAAGCTGCGGGCCGGCGCGTGGCACAAAGGCGGCGAGGTGGTCATTGTGGTAGTTGCTTTGGTGGCGGACTGGCTGATTGGTCTGGTGGTGACCAATATTCCCGGAGTGATCCTGCCATTTGACTATACCGTGCTTCTGGCGCCGCTGGTAATCGTATGGTACATCATCGGGGAGCTGGGAAGCCTCGCGGAGCACGCCGTGACCTTCGGCGCGCCGGTTCCGGGGTGGCTGGTATCCGCGCTGGAGGCTGGGAAAAAGGCCGTGGACAGCGCGGGGGACAAGCTGACCGGGGATAAATAGTTGTAATCCAGCCGCAGGGGCGGCAAACCATAATTTTACGAAGGGAAGTACATAACCATGAGAAAACCTGATATGAGACGCAGAACCGACCGGGCGGGGCAGACCGTGGAGGAAAACGGCTTTAGGTACACATACGACGAGGCCGGATATGCCAAACGTGCTGAAAAAATCAGCGACAGTCCCGGCGTGGTGGTGGACGGGGAACTGATTCCCGGAGAGCCGATCAAGCGGCCCGGGAGGGAGTAATAATGAGAGTGAAAAGCTACTCTAAGCGGCAAAGCGGCGGCGTGAAACTGTCCGCGAACTTCACCGTAGCGGAGTTTGCCTGCCACGACGGCAGCGACACGGTGCTGATTTCCGAGGAGCTGGTTGCGCTGCTCCAAAAAATCCGGGACCGCTTCGGAAAGCCCGTCACCATCAACAGCGCGTACCGGACGGCAGCGTGGAACACTAAGCAAGGCGGCGCGCCGAAGTCCCAGCACCTTTTGGGCAAGGCGGCGGACATCACCATTGCGGGCGTGTCGCCGCTGACGATTGCGCAGTATGCGGAGTTCTTGCAGCCGGGGGCCGGAGGCATCGGCGTGTATAAGACGTTCACCCACGTGGATGTACGGGACACCCGGACGCGCTGGGACAGCCGCAGCGGCAGTGAGAAGGCCGTGCTGGGCTGGCCGGGGTATAGGGAAGCGTCGGAGCTGGACAAGGCCGTGGACAAGCTGGCAGCCGCTGGGGTGATCGACAGTCCCGACCGCTGGAAGTCCGGGAACTGGACGAAGCGGGCCGTGGAGCTGCTAATTATCAAGATGGCGGCAAAGGTCTGACGCCGACTGAGGCGCGTTGGCCTAGTAAATACGTAAAGCCGAACAGGGCGGGGCGCTGCCCCGCCCTTATTTTCAAGAGAGGTGGAGACAATGGCAAACAAAGTAGATACGAGCAATCAGGGCAAGTGGGGCAACGCCTCCGGGTGGGATTTGGTGGGCGGCGGTTCGTCGTCTTCAAAGTCAAGCTCTTCCGGCAGCTCCAAAGCGTCTTCCAGCGGGGGCGGCTCCTCGGGAGGCAGTTCCTCTGCCTACGATAAAAATACCGGCGTGGATTACAGCCGCAACCAGTCCCTTGCGGGACAGACGGTGCGGCAGGGAATGTATGACGTAACCTATGACGAGCTGGGATATGCTAAAAGCGGAGCAAAGACTTCCGATTCCCCCGGATATATCGTGGACGGTAACTATTATAGCGGCAACGGAACCCCTTACAACGGAACATATCGGGACTCCGGAGGAAACTATGTCGCTCAGAACGGAGTGGACCAGGGCACCGACTATCAGGCGCTCATTAACGCGGCCAAGGCAAAAGGCGATCTTGCCAGCGCGGCCGTGTATGAACAGCTTCGCAATGAGAAAATAAATTCTCCCGATTATACCGGGAGCCAGTCGGCAACCAGCCTGTACGGCAGTTATTTGCCGTCCTCCGTCTCCCAAAAGCAGCAGAATTACGGGACGTGGGAGGACTTTTTAAAATCCTCCGGCTATCAGGACTATAACGAGCAGGTTCAGGCCGCCATTAAGGCGGCGGTGGACGCGGCCACGCAAAGCTATACCCAGCAGATCGACACCACCAATCAAGACAGCGCGGAATTGGCGAGACAGGCCTACGTTGCAAAAATGCTGGGGCAGAAGAATCTTGACCAACAGCTTTCCGCGTCCGGATACGCCGGCGGCATGGCGGACAGCCAGCGCATTCAAACGGAAAGCAACTATCAGAACAATCTGAATTCCATCGAGCAGCAGCGGCTGGCCACGACGAAGGAACTGCAAAGCGCCATTTCGCAGGCACAGCTATCCGGGAATCAGCAGATGGCGGAAAGTCTTTCAAGCTATCTTCAGAATCTTCAAAGCCAGTGGTCCAGCTATATCCAACAGCAACAGAGCATGAGCAATGCCGACTACTGGAACCAGAAGCAGATGGACAACAGCGACTATTGGAATCAGCAGAGTCTCGACACCCAGAATCAGACCACAGCAAGGACAAACGCAATGGAACTGTTGAGCGCGGGAATTATGCCGGACAGTACCACGCTTGCCGCGGCGGGGTTGTCCCAGACTGAGGCGGCGGCAATCCGCAGCGTGTATCTTAACAGTCTTGGAGCAAAGACGGGGACTGTGACGGCGGCGAAGACCACCGGAACCGGGGGAACCTCCGGAGGATACAGCAACGGCTCTCTGACGACCGCGCAGGTTCAGCAGTTGCAAAAGAAGCTGGGCGTTACCGCCGACGGAAAGTGGGGCAGCGCGTCTTCTGCAAAGGCAGGAGGCCTGACGGCGGAGCAGGCGTGGGCAAAGTATGGAGGCAATACGATGTCTGATGCGGCGCGTTCTATCTACAACCGACTGACGCACGCAGGGAACGGGTATAAAACCGCAAGCGAGGTTGCAGATGCGATTGAAAAAGCCAATATATCTAGTGCGGAAAAGGAATGGCTTTTGAATTACCTCGGATATTAAAAAGGAAGGGTATCATGAGCACTATTGAAGAAAGGCTGAATAAGCTCCGCCAGAGTAGCTCGGGGGCCATTCCCTTTGTGGGAAGTAGCTCTTCCGGGCGGCAGGAGAGCGGGGAAGCAAATACTATTTCATGGCGGCTGGCGCGGTTGCGGGCCGCAGGCAGCGAAGTCCCTACTCCTGCTATGGACAATAAGGCAGGGACGCAAAACGCGTCTCTGCCTGTGTCCAACACAGATCTAAAATCCGCTTGGAAAAAGCACAGTCACGCGATTGCGAAGGAGGCGAAAAATGAGGATGATTTCTCTGCGGCAAAGCTTGCCGGAGGCATTGCAACAAAGGGCATTGACAGCGCCATGAGCGGGCTGACCAGCACGGCGGATTGGCTGGTGGGGCAGAATATTACCGGCCTTGGAAATGTGCTGGGGCAGGATTGGAGTAATAACCCTATCTCTGCGGTGAACCGCAGGATACAGCAGGCCAAGGAAACCAACCAGACATATTTTCAGCCTAATGTAGAGCGGGGCGGGAAAGCGGCGGAAATAGTTGACAAATACGGAACGGCTACCGTGGCGGCGGTTCCTCAGGCTTTGGCAGCCGTGGCAACGGCGGGAATGAGCGCAGCGGGGACCACAGGCCTTCAGGCGGCATCTGCGGCGGCACAGAGTAGCGGGGCCATAGTGGCAGTCAGAGGGATGGTACAGGGCCTTGCAAAAGACCCACAGTATTGGCTGGCGTTTTCTCAGGTGGCCGGAGACAGTTACCAGCAGGCGAAAGCGGACGGAGCCGGAGAAACGGCGGCAAACCTTTACGCCATGGGAAACGGTCTGCTCAACGCTGCTATCGAGGTCGGCGGAGGTATTCAAACGCTTCCCAATGAACTGCAAAAGGGCGGTTCTGCGCTCAAAGCGTGGGTTAATTCCATGGTGGACGAGGGCAAAGAAGAAGTTGCGCAGGGCATTATGGAGCGGGGACTGCAAAACCTGATGTATCAGAAGCAAAACCCGCTGGCATCTGTCACGGATGAAAACGCCGTGCTAAATCCGCGCACCGCGGCGGAGGAATTTGCGGGCGGCGCGGTGGTTGGCGGGATTCTCGGCGGCGGGCAGACTCTTATAAACCGGGCGGCAAATTCGCCCAACGTGAAGCTCACGAAGGACGGGGTGAAGCTGGAGGGAGCACAAAAAAGCACCGTCAACCCAAATGGGCTAACGGCGCTGGAGGGAGCACAAAAAAACACCGCCCCTAAAGCGGCAGAAGAAAAGGCTTTAAACGAAGCTCAACTTCATGTAGATGCTATTGCTCAGCAAGTACGCAATGTTGCCGCGATGGAAAAAGCACTGGAGAATCAAAGAGCTATTCACAGAAATATTTATGCAGAATTCCGAAGCACAGACGCAGAGACAAGAAGGCCAGAACTATTCGATGAGGCAGCGAAAAGCAAAAATGCACTTGCTCAGGCAGAGCAAAATTTGCAGATTGCGAAAGATCAATTACTCCGGCTTAAGCAAAAACAGGAGCGAAGCTTTAGGCAGCAGGAAGAAAAAAACAGAGCTATTGCGGCGGAAGTCAAGGCAAAAGAGGCGGCCGCACGCAAAAAAGATCAGGCTACCGAAATTGTGTCCCGGTACAGCGATAGGTTTATAACAGATGATGCATTAAAGAGTGTTGAGAAGACCGGCGCATTTCCACAGGAAACCGCAGCGTTAAAAGCCGCGCGTGAAGAAGCAGTCAATACACAGTCTCAAATCAGCAGACTTTGGACACGAATGAATCAAACTGATTCATTAGAAGAAAGCATTCGGATTAAGAAAAGAATCGACCGCGAAACGGTCAGACTGGAAACGCTGGCAAATGCAATAAGAACCACACAGGACGGCTTCCTGCACGAGGCAGTAGATCAGCAGAAAAATCTGATTTACGGGCATGAGAAAAGCCCGGATATCGCCTCCGACGGGTCCGGGGTTTCCCCCAAGAGCACCGTAGCTGATACCGAGCTTTCTCCGAATAGTATATCCCGCTCTAATGAAGATGGCAAGGGGGAGTTTGTGCCGGTGCCGCAGAGAACCCCACAAAATCCGGTGCCGAAAAACAAGTCTGCCGCTTTGGAGCGGTTGGGGGTTCATCCCGTCGGCGATATGGCGGACTATACCGGCGTGGAGCTTCTGGGCGGAGAAAATCAGGCGAAAAAGAATACCGCAAAAGAACGTGTTCGGGCAGAAGTACGGACGATGGCCACAAAGGGCGAAAAGCGATTTGCGAAGGGGATTGCGGAAGGAGTTTATGCGGCGGAGGATATCCCACGTTCCATGAACCGGGAAACGGTGCTGACATTGCTGGACTATTACAGGGCGGAGAACTCTTTCCCCCAAAAGAGGGGCACACAGTGGCGCGGCGCGGAAATTCAGGAAAAGACCGAACAAATGGCAGAAAAATATTTTAAGGACGAGGCGAGTTACAAGCCTATTTCCATGCTGGTGATGAATGAGCGGACACCGGAGCGGGTTATGCGCAGCATTTTCGGAGATGAGCAGGGCGCGAAAATCAACGAGGCTTATATTTACCCGGTGCAGCAAAACGAGGCGGAGAAACTGCGCTTCATCCAGCGGCAGCTTGATCAGGTCCGCACCTTTGAAGGAAGCGATGGGAAACGCAGCCGACTGACGAAGGAAGAGCGCTCTATTGTCCAGCAGGTGATGGAGGACCGCTTTGTGGGCGAAACGGTGGCGTCTATGGAGATGTCGGCGGCGATTCGGAACGCGGCGGAGAACATTGGGAAAGGGGCGGACCCGGCGGACGCGGGAAGGGAATTCGATCTGAATGCGGATGAAAAAAAACTTGCCCAAAGTTTGGAGAGGTGGACGCGAAATCAGAAAGCGTTGGATTCCGGGGAGCTGGACAGTAAAAAAATAAATAATGCGATTGAAAAATTTTCAGAGCAATATGATTTGTTTTATAATGCGGTGAACGATTTTTTGACCGCGCATGGCTATGAGAGAATCGGGTTTATCAAAGGATATGCGCCTCATATGCAGGGAGCCGATACGCAGAACAAGTTGCTCTCCGCGCTGCGGTCGTTGGGCGTGAACACCGATGCATCCAGCCTGCCTACGTCCATCTCAGGCTTGACCGCAGATTATAAGCCGGGAAAGCGGTGGAATCCCTTCTTCCAATCCCGGAAGGGAGAGATAACGGATTATGATGTGTCCAAGGGCTATGAATCCTATGTAAGTTATTTGGGGGACATCCTCTATCATACGGACGATATCGCACGGCTGCGGGGCGTCTCCAGATACCTTCGGAAAACCTTTGGGCCGGAGGAAATCAATCATGCCATTGACCACGCGGAAAGCCTGCGGGACGCGGACGTTACGACACAGACAGAGGTTCTGAAAGACGCTGGAAAAATCAGCGAGGGGACCAAACTGGACTACGCTGATGCCCGGACAATGATGAATGCTTACATTGATGAGCTGTATGATAATATCTCCAAAACCACCAAGTACGGCGAATTTGTAAAGTACATTGACAACTACGCAAACCTGCTGGCCGGGAAGCAGAGTATGGCAGACCGGGGCATGGAATACATGGCCGGACGCACCAGCCTGAATGCCGGAAACAAACTGGTTTCCCTGTTTGGGCGGGCGCAAGTGGCCGGGAACATTTCGTCGGTGCTCAACCAAACGGCGCAAATTCCACAGATTATGGCAGAGGTGAAGGGAAAGCATATTGTTCAGGCAGTGTCCGACTTGACCAAAGCCAGCGGGGGGAAGCCGTGGAACATCAAAAAAACGGGGATATTTGACCAGAGCGACCTTCTGACAGGAAAAAAGGGTATTGAATACCTGACGGCGGACGACAGCAAATGGGACCAGTTCGTATCGGCCATTTTTAAGCCGGCGGATATTATGGACAGCACGGTGTCCGCTCTGGCGGTGCAGAGCAAATATAATCAGTTAATTGCAGAGGGGAGGGTCCCGGAAGCTGCCCGGATGGAGTCTGACCGCTGGGCAACGCAGGTGATGGCCTCCCGCATGAAGGGAAGCCGCCCCATGGCTTTCGAGAGCAAAAGTGTGGTGAATCAATTGCTGCATATGTTTCAGGTGGAAGCGTCCAACAGCTTTGAGCATTTGACACAGGATATTCCAGCGCGATATCGCGGAATTTCCAAACAATACGGAAAGAAAGCCGCCTCGAGGGCAATTGCAACGGTGGCCACAAAGGGGCTTTTGTCTGCGTTTATCATCAACCGCATTGCTGAAGCTGTCTATGGCGGAACCCCAGCTCCCTTTGACTTGCTGGGCTATCTTGCTAACTTCTTTGCTTCCGGAGAGGGCTTGTCCACAAACGAGTGGCTGAAGAGTCTGGTCAATAACGTGTGGAAGAAAATGTTTGGGGAGGAACTGCTGGGAGACGAGGAGGGAGAGAAAAAGCAACCGTTTAATTTGAGGGCCGCTGCTTCAGATGTGCTTTACAACGTGTCCAATGATATTCCTTTCGTACGGAACGCGGCTGGTATTCTGGGGATGGGCGATCAGACCATGCCCTTCACCAATATGGCTGAAGCGGCAATGGGGGTTAAAAAGGCATTGACCGCAGAAAACCGCACAGGCGGAGAAATTTCCGGTTCGCTGCTGGAACTTGGGAGTACACTGCTTCCCGGAGGGAGACAACTCCAGAAGACGGCGCAGGGGATTCAGACCATGGGCCAAGGCGGACGGGCCTACGGTTACGGAGAAAATCAGCGTATGCAATATCCTGTGGAGCAATCGCCCTTGAAATGGGGACAGGCTGCACTGTTTGGCAACGCAGGTCTTTCTGAAACAAGAGCTTTCTATGCATCCGGAGACACCGGCCTGACCGCAAGGCAGACAAAGACGGTGCGGGAAATGGCAGCGTCGGGTTCTGACCTGATAAAGGTATATGATACAATTCAGAGCCTGCGCAGGGAAAACCCGGAGACAGGGGAGCAGCCGAATACTCAGGAGAAGTTGGGTAGGCTGAACGGGGCAAGTCTGACAGATGATGAAAAGCTGCGGCTTTATTCAGAGGTGATTGCAACAAGCGAGAGCAAGCGCCCCGAGGAGTTCGGAAGCCTGATGCAAAAGGGCCTGAAATGGAGGCAAGTTTCTGAAGCGTATTCCATGTATCTGGATTTAAATAAAAATGATGGCATGAGTGCAGGAGAGAAAGCAACTCGGTTCGCAAGCTGGGTAGACAGTCAAAAACTGTCCAAAGCGCAGAAATCTGCAATTCTGGACAGCGTGGCTTTTAACAGTCAGGCAACAAAAAGGTATACCGCTATGACTGAAGCGGGCTTGTCTTCGGACGCGGCGGAGGGACTGGCTTTGAGAATCAGCAAGCTGATCCCGGAAGCCGGAAAGCAAAATGTGAGCGACTTGCAGCGCTATAATGCGGTTGTCAATTACGGGCTGACCGAGCCGGAGCAGATGGCGGCGCTGGAGAGCGTGATGGAAGACACTGAATTTGAGAAGCTGGAGAACGCTTATAATGCCGGGGTGTCTCCTGCACAGTTCGTTGCGTTCAAACGGAAAACCTCAAGCATTTCAGGGGAGGGGAAAAAGTCCAAGGTCCTGAGCGCCATCAATTCCATGCAGATCACCAACGAGCAGAAGACAGCGCTGTATTACGCGGCGGGATACAAAGAAAGCACGTTGAGCGATGCGCCATGGGTCGGTGGTGGCAGACGGACAGGAATTACTATGCCGAGACTTAGCGACACAACCAGCAGGACAACTGGGACGGCGCTGGATAAGTATTCTCTGGGGAAGTACAGCCTGGACAAGTACGATATTATGCCGAAACTCCAATAATAAAAAGGCAAGCCTCCGGATGACCGGAGGCTTGCCTTTTTATGAAAAGTAGAGAGTAATTCCCCGTTGCTGAGGCCCTTTCTTAGAATAGCTCTTGTATTTTACAGAACAAATGGTAATATAAAACTTGCAAGGTAAAAAAAGCATATCTGGTATGTTTTAGCAATTATACAAAACTCGCCTAGTGCGCGTCATAGCAATAATAAATAGCGTATTAACTTGAAAGGAAGGTGTTTCTTTGGACATAGATAATTGGAAAAAACGCATATCCCATCGATCAGATATTAGTGCAAGTCTTGTTCATCTTACAAAGCAAAATGAAGAACTAAATGCACTTGAAGTTCTAATGAAAATTTTAGAAGAACAAACTATACAAGGAAGCACTAATAAAATAGTAAATGGAATGCCACGAGGATTTGTTTGCGGTGATAAGCCAGTTGTCTGTTTTCAAGACGTTCCATTGTTCTCTTTATCAGAAAATATTATGCATGAACAAAATATGAGAGTTGAAAATCCTGACTTACCTATAAGATATTTGGCCTTTGGATTAAGGTTTAGTAAAAGTTATATATTCAAGAATGGCGGTAGACCAGTAATTTATGAAAAAACTAATACTGCAAAACATTTTCTGCCGAAAGATGAATATTGGAGAATTGTCAGATTAGACATGGATGATGACGATAATATTGTTGATTGGACCCATGAGCGAGAGTGGAGAATAATGGGTGATTTTCATTTTGATATTAAGGAAACCGAACTTCTGCTGTTAAACCAGAACGCTGTAAAGCGATTTTATTTATATTGTAAAGAACATAATATGATGGATATTATGAATGAAATTGGCGGAATTGTCACCCTTCGAAGCCTAATTTATTAA